GTTTTCACATGAAGCAGATCGGATCAATGAGGGTTCACAATGGGAACGACAATCACAGTCACCAATCGCGGCGACAAGGACTATGCAGCGACCTGTACGTCAGCCGCTGCGGCCGACCCGACGGGCGACATCGAAATCGCGGTGACCGAGGGCATTACCGGCCTCGAAATCATCACCGCGCTCGAGAAGGCAAAACAATACGTCGCGCAGACGATCAGGAACGGCGCAGCCGCGGCGGCGCCGTAAATGGTCGACCAGGTGCGGACGGGCCTGGCGAACCGGGCCCTGATGAACATAGGCCATAGCCGGCTGCTGACAGACGTCGACACTGATGACTCGATGGAGGCCCGCACGTTCCGCGCGGTCTATGACGTGTCGCGCCAGACCGTCGCCTCGGCCGTCGACTGGAACTTCAACAGCCGGCGCGTCAGCCTTGCCGCTGCCGGCACCGCGCCGACCTTCGATTTCCTGTATCAGTACCCGGTCCCGGCCGACTGCCTGCGCGTGACCGAACTGTTCGACCTGGCCTCGAGCGCGGTGATTGCCTCGACCAGTTCGAACCCGTTCGATGACGGTATGCGCTGGCGCGTCGAAACCATTGGCGAGACCGACGAGACCTATACGAAAGTCCTGGTCTGCGACCTGCCGGCCCCGATCGGCGCGGTTTACCTGCGCGACGTGGAAAGCCTTGCGCGCTGGTCGCCGGCCGCCCTCGAAGCGCTCGAGCTCAAGATCTCGGCCCGGCTTGCCATGCCGATCGCGAAAAAGCGCGAACTCGCCCGCGACCTGTCGAGCGACTATGACGCCAAGATCGCCCTGGCGGCCTCG